CCTCGACTTTGCTCGGGGCCCTGACCCATTCGACTCTGCTCAGGGTCATCCTGAGCCTGCCTGCGGTGTCGCAGACCCTGAGCTTGTCGAACGGGAGCCTGTCGAACCCGTCGAACGGATGAGCTTGTCGAACGGGCGAGCGGACGGCCGATTCCAGATCCACTCGCCCATTCGACGGGCTCAGGGCCCCGAGCCTGTCGAGGGGGCTGGGGCTCGTGGCCACAAATCAAATGTTGTTTCCCAGGAGTTGAATATAGGGTCGCCGCTCAGCCAGTCCCCCATAGGATTGGCGAAGGGCGACCGGCGGACCATTCTCCAACGGAAGATCGGCCGGACGGCACCCAGCAGGAACCGGCCGGGCTTGGCCGGCGGGTTCCTAGCCCGAACATTTCACGAAGACGTGGAATGTTCGCCCCGGAGGGGCCGACTTTGTCAGGGCTGGCCGCGACTAGGTCGCCCTGCCGCTGGCAGGCGGATTTTTCACTGGATGCATCGCGGTGTTCATGAAAAATCCGGGCTAGAACAACTCCCCCTGCGACGGCGCCGCCGGCGCTCCCAGGAATGGACCATAGCGTTCGAGCCAGTCGTCAAGCTTCTTGGCGTAGTAGGTTGGGTCGTACGGGTTCTGCTTCGGATCGTAAGTCGACACAGGCAGCGCCCGCTGCCAGTCCGCGGTCCGGCCTTTGCCTTTCACCGTGATGAAGTAGCTCACCCGGTCCCCCATTCGCGGCGGAGGCTTCATCTGCAGCGCCACCTCGGCCGCGGCCCGACGCGGCTTGCCTCCGCCGGCCACGAACTGCGCATAGGCTTCTGGATTCTGCCCAAGAATCTCCGACTTCGCGATCTCCACGATCTTGATCTCGCGCGCCGCGAGGCGCCGGCGATCGTCCTCCACCAGGGCGAGCGGCGATTCCGCCCCGGTTCCAAGCAGGTGCCGGAGCAACTGGTCGGTCAGCCGCCGGAGGTACGGCTCGATCCCACGCGAGCGCAAGGCGGAGCCGCGCAGGATGATCGTGCGCCCGTCGTACAGGGCGTAGTTCTTCGCCTTGTAGCAGAACATCGCGACGTAGCGGCCGTCGAACTCGAGTTCGATTCCCGGTGGAAGAACGGACGAGACCAGCGACAACAGCTTCTCCGGTTCCGCGAAATATCGCTCCGACGACAGATAGATCCCGTCGGTGTCCGCCTCCAGGATCGTGCCGCCATGGCGCGTGAACTCGTCGATCAGCTTCTGCAGCAGTTCCCGGCCCTGGCGCGTGACCTTCGCTGCCAGGTTGCCGTCGCCAAATCGCGCGCCCGAAAAGCCCAAATACCCGTAGAATGAATTGATGAGGATCTTGAAGCTCGCCTGCCGCGCCTGGTATTCCGCCCGCAACTCCTCTGTCTCCGCGGTTCGCGCCAGCTGTTTGTACTTGACGTGCTAGGAGTTAATTCTTGAAATGGCCGGATGTGGTCGGAATTGGTGCGAACTGGCCTGATGGCAAACAGTTGCACTGGTCATTTCAAACATTACCCGGATCCCGACAAAGGCGCCGGGGGAATAATGATTGAAATGGGTCAGGCGGCGTGGATCACGGACCCATTTGCAGCCATCGCCCGGAGCGTTGATTCGGTGATCTCCGCAGCCTCAAGGGGATCAAGACTGGCGCAATATGCCTTCACGCGGTCGATAGCATCCTGGGGGGACTTGCTGGTCGCGACAAGCTGCACGATGGGTGCATGGCTCTTGCGGAGTGCCTGCGCGAGTTTCGCAGCTCCATCGCGGACGATCGCTGCATTGGCTTGCTCAGCACTACGCAGACGCGGAGCGATCCGGGTCACGGAATGGATGCCAAACCTATCGGACGGTCCGCCAAACACGCCGGGCGGAGGCATAACGGGTGCTGTGGAGCGCTGGACGGTGAACCCGATCTTCTCACCGATGACCGGCAGTGCATCATCGGTCGGCTCAAGGCCGGCCTGGCTCAGGGAAGTAAGGATCTTTCCGGTCGCCTCGGATTCGTTGACGGAATCAGATCCGAACACGAGTTTCGGGGCGGTGCCCTTCAGTCCATTGATCCGCAGATAGGGATCGAAGAGCTGATAACGCAACGTCTCTGCGAGGCCAGCGGCATCACTCTTGCGTTTGTCCTGTCGGACCTCGCCCTGAAGTGCCGCGACTCCGGATCCAAGCCCGGTGCTGCGGGCATTCGACGATAGGCTCTGCCCTAGCACCAAATTGCTGATCTCCTTGTTGCACTGCTCAACGAACTTGTCGAATGCATCGCCCGACTGCCCCGCGGCAGCCTGTTCTAATGCTACCTCGGTTTCTTTGCTGATAACCAGGCCGCCGATTTTGGAGGCATAACTGAATGCCCGCTCAAGGATGGATCGCGAAGCGTCATCTCCCTGGTCGTATTTCCCGACGAGGAACGGCATGCCATATTTGTCCAGATAGCGCACCCACCAATCTCGGCCCATATGACCGAGTAGCCACCAGAAGATGATCGACCGCATCGGGCCACCCCAGTTGTCAGGAATCGCGGCAAGGAGATGGCATCGGCCGACGATATAACGACCAGGATCGGGATCCTGATAGGTGCCGAGCGGGTTTCCGAACTCATCGGTGTCACGGATCTGCAATTTGCCCCAGATATGGACCAGCAGCTCATAGGGCACGACCGTCAAAGCAGACAATTCATATTGGAGACGGATCGGAGGAAGATCCTTCGGAGACAACAGGCGATCAGATACTTTGTATGTCTTCTCCAGGAGCGACACAGGCCAGAGGACGGAATCGAGTAAATGAGTGGTGGCGCGACGCCAATCGCGGCAGTTATCAACCAGGTCTTGGATGACGATGGCCGCAGCCTTATCATCAACATTGGTCTTGGTCGCTGGCTGGATGCTGACCGTATCGCCCAAGACGGCTTCTTTCCGTTCGGTGAACCTGCCCTGCAGGTGCGATCCCGCCATGACCATGTCTCGATATAGACGGAGCAGATCATCTATATTGCCGGCCTGGGCATCCTCAATGATGGCATGGACGCGATCGACATCCAGATCCGGCGCGGCCTCGGTGCGCATCTGGCGCACGTTATAAATCGTGCGGCGGACGGTCGGCAGTTGATCGGCGAGCCATTTGACCAGGCGTTGTTTGACTGAGGGACTTGGCATGATGGGGATCTCCTTAAATAGGCAGATGCCGGCGCAACAGTTCGCGCTCGGCAGCCTTGTTGAAGAGCTTGCGGCCGAGATTTCGCGGCGCTCCATAGGTGCCCACGTTGGCCGCTGAGGCGACGGCGGGACCGCTCTTCGTCTTGAGGGCATGGAGCGCGGCGCTGGTCGAAGCAAAGGTGTCGCCGTGGCCGCCGTCTTCGGCGACATCGGCGTCGAAAGTGCCGCGATCGCGCACGACCTGGCGGATGTCCCGCTTAATGAACTCTTCCGGCGGCAACGGAAGGTAGCCATCATCGATCGTGCCCACGAAAAGGTTTCCGAGATACGCCTTGAACAGCATTTCCTCGCCAAGATAGGTCGTCTTTTCGCTTTCGATCACGAGTTCGACAGGCACTTTCCCGGCGAATTGCTTCCGGAGCGCCGTGGCGAAAAAGCGCTCGTTCGTAGCCAGAATGCAGAGACGCCGCACGCTCAGACCGCGCGAGCGCAGGCCGTCGAGGATCAACGCAAGCAATCCCGCGGTGACGTCCGGATCGTCAGTTTTGAACCGCAGGATGAGCCGGGCGAAATACACGAGCCCGACCTGCTGGATGGCTGAGATGCTGGAAGGGTTCGACTTCGCCTTGGTCGTGGTGGCGGGATCGAGGCCGAGGCCGATACGCGGAGCATCTGGCGCGAAAACATCGAGCCAGCCCGGAGGGAGAATATCGGCGACGCGGATCATGGTCAGCAGCTGACGAGGCAGTCGACGCTCTGGGTATTCATACTCCAGTCCTCCGGGTGAAATTGTGCGCCACTTTCATCAACCGATTATGCTTGGCCTGAAACCAGGCGTAGGTTTCCACCGAGCGGGGTCGCAGAAGGAGTTCGGACCAAAGCCGCGCGCAGGCCCCATCCCCGCGCTTAAGAAAAGCCTGTTCCTTCTGAGCCCGCACTCGGCGAATCCAGAACGGCTTTAGCAGGGGCACCAAAAGACGGCGGAGTCTGTTCATAGCTCGATCGCCTCCGTCACGTTGACGCCGATGCACTGGCCGCGGCCGAGTTCCATCGCCCGGGCGAGACTGGCCAGGCTGACTGCGGCTGTGCCGCCGGCGATGAAGCGCAGTCCATAGTTCCGATCCCAGGCGGTCTTGTCGAAAGCCAGGGCGCGGTGCTGGTCCGGCGTGATCTTCTCACCCGTGTCCGGGTGATGCATCCAGACGCCGGCCTTGAAGGAATCCCATGCATCCACGCGGTGGACCAGCAGGCCGTAGCTGGACTTGTAGAAATTGCCCTTCGCGTTCGGCTCGAAATCGGTGCCCTCCGGAGGCAGCAGCATCTCATAAGAGTAGTGCTGGTCGTCCGGCGGCGGCGTGGTCGCCAGGCGAAGCCGAAATTGCGGGTTCGACTCCATGAACGGCTCGATCGCCTCAAGGACGTCCTGACAGTTTGGCCAGCGCCCGAACTCATCGCCGATTATATGGCCAGTCCAACCGACCGCGGTATTCGGGTTCGGAGCGATGACGCGCGTGCGACTGCAGGTCACGCGGTCATGGAAGAGCTTCGCCTCCAGCTTCGAATGCTCAAACAGGTCGCAGAAACCGTCGAAGTCGATCGCATCGGCGTTGGTCTCCATCTTCAGGCCGGCCGCCGCGGCCGTCGCCTTGAGCTTCGCCAGGTGATCACGCCAGGACTGTGCTTCCTTGACCAGCACCTCCGTACCCAGGGCGATCGCGGCGGAGATGATGCTCGTCAGACAGACGCATTCCATCATCCAGTCCAGAGCTTCATTTCCGAGCAGGTAACTCTTGCCTCCCTGGCGTCGCCAGAGATAGGCAAGCCGGCGGACGGCCTGCCGAAAGCCCGCGCGTTGGTACGCGCGAAACGGGACAACGCCCTTCGATCGCTCAGCCTTGGGATTCGCCGGCATTGGGGGTTTCCTCGTCGCCGAACATCAGCAGGCGCAGTTGCTCGATCTTCACATCGCGCTTCGCCTTGCCTTCCGCGATTTCGGCCGCGCGGCGATCTTCATACCACTTCAGGAACAACTCGGCCGTCCGCAGCTGCCATTGCTTCTCTGAGAGTGCCACCAGGCGCTCCTTTTGGTCCAGCAGGCGGTCGCGCTGCTGGGCCTTGCGCGCCTCCAGATCGGTCAACCTCAATGCGACCAGAGCCTCGGTCAGGTCGCCGATCTCTTCGGCTTTGGCAGTTTCGAGGCGTTCAAGGATCTTTCCCCCAATGATCGCGGCCGATCCATCGGTGAGATTCCCGCCGGCGGCCTGGCCCAACTGGGCCGCGAACTTCGCCAGCTCGCCCAGATGCTGCACCTTTTCACGACGCCCGAGCCATTCCTCATAGCCGCCCTGGCGCCACTCACTCAGGTTTTGCACGGTCACTGGTTCCTCGCCGAATCGCTCATCCAGCACCTGCAGCACATCCGCCAGACTATTTAGCCAGGGCAGGATCTTGCTACCGGGCTGGCCGTCCAGCAGACGGCGGTTGACCTCCTCGCGGATGGCGAGGGGGCAATTGGCGATTTTGCCTTTGCGGGCGACGGTCATTGTAAAGAAGGGCCGGCCGGGATTACCCCTAAACCCAGCCGGCCCGGATGTACCTGGTCAGTTCATCCGGGCTTTCAGGGCCGCGGATAAGAAATTACGGGGCGCGGGATCATGCCGGGGGGGGGGCCCCTGCCTCAGTAGCCGCTTTGGCGATGATCGACTGATGATCGGCATCGGTGTGAGCATCGATCAGGCTCACGACTTGCTCGGCAGCCTGCGGCATCTTCTTGCGGATATCCGCGATCCCTCTGCCGATGCGTTTGAGGCCATCCTCCGCCCGGTGAGCGATAAATGACACCGCCGGCGCGGCGACCGCATTGACGAGCTTCGATGCGCCGGCCAGCGCCGGCAAAAAGCGCGAGCCGATCGAGAGCAGTTGGCTCAGCAGCCAGAATGCGGCCAGCGCCCCGACGATCCAGATGGCTTTGCGCACCAGGTCGGCGAGATGTTCATTTTTTGCTGCATAGTCGCGGGCCTTTGCCTCAGCCTTCTCTTTGTCGGACGTGGCATCTGCCAGGCGATTGGCCAGGCCAGCCATCCGCTCAGAGTCGTCATGCCGTTCGGCTTCCGCCTTGAATCGGATCGTCGTATCGACGGAGAGTAGCCGATTGACTAGATCATGCCATTCGGCGGCGACGCCAACGGTCGGAACGCCATTGGCCTGGTCAAGGAGTTCCTGCGCTTCCGCCATGAAATCCTTAGCGACCTGCACCGGCCGGCTATCAGCGGGCGCTGATTCCAGGGCCGTGACTCCCTTGTGAACATCTTCCTGCGCGCCGGCGAGTACGCCGCTTTTGGCAACGGCTTCTTTGGTCTCGGCCTTCTTCTCTCGCGTCAGAGGAGTTCCGAACGGCCGCCAGCCGCTCGGAAGGATCGAACAACCGGCAAGGAGCAGCACGAGCGCCGCCAACAATGGCCAGACGCTTCGACGGTTATGCGCGAAATCCGCAGCATCTCGCATAATCTTTGGAGGCATCATGCCCCCCTTTCGTGGGCGAGCACGCCGGCACCGGTGGCCTGATAGTAGAGCGTGGCACCGAGGGGGGTCGGCACTGAGACCGCATGGCCGAGGCTGACAACCAGCGCGAGAGCATCCTCCACATCGGCCAAAGTGATGGCGAAATCCAGCATGCGATAGCGCTCGATCCGCGACTCGATCATTGGCGCGCTCAATGCCACCGTCTTTGCATTCACGAGCACGGCTCGCACGGCGAACCGGAGATCCTCGCGCTGCACCTGGGCTAGGCTGGTGGACATTAGGGCTTTGCCAGGTTGAATGTCTCCAACCGCCCCATTCGCTCCCCGATGCTCTTCATTTCGCCTTCGACGCGGCCCATGGCCCGCTCGACAGCCTGAATGTTGATTCCGAGAGCATCTTTCGTCGCATCCAACTTCGCGAAGATGTCATGCGCGCTCTCGCGAGTATATGTCCGCTGTGCATGCAGATCGATCTCGCGCTTCGACTCCAGCTCACCCATTCGACGTTTGAGATCGGCGGTCTCGGTGCGATGGGAGCTGCAGAGCTTGGAGCTGACGGTCAGCTCACTGACCGCTCCCTGCAATCCTTCGATCGCGGTCTCCAATTTCACCAATTCGGAGTCCAGCGGCGGCTTGCGCCGGAGCGCAACCCAGAGGGCGACCAGGGCGCCGATGATGGCGATCAGATTGAGGAGATCGAGCTGGAAGCCCTGACTGAGCAGGCCGGGCACGAAGTCGGCAAGGACGGGGGAGAACATCGCTCCCTATATCGCAGAAAAAGGCGCGCGGGTCGTGGAACCCTGGCGCGCCTGGCGACGGTGGGGAGGTTTGCGCGCCGCGCGCAAACCTAGCGCCGGCCGCTCAGGGTCTTTCGCCAGCCATCTTCTTTGGGGGAATCTTCGGGCGGCGACTCTGCGCCGGGCGTTGCGCGGGCGATGCGCTCCAAGAGATCCGTCTGGCGCTCGGCCTCCTTGCGCAGTTTCAGCAGGCTGCGGCCGGTTGATGCTGCATGGCAAAACCAGACCAGGAACCAGATTCCTCCTCCGAGCAGTATCAGTGCCATCAGATCCGCCAACGTTAGGGGGGAGTGGACATTCATGAACTCAGGACTGCCTTGACTTGCTTCGCCAGATCGAGCGCGGCGCGCTCAGTCGCCTCCCGCATCGCGCGGTCAATGCCTCCATCCGTGGATCCGGCCCCCGTCGAGCTCAGGATATGTTTGGAGCCATCGGGCGCACGCAGAGAGACGCTAACGGAGAAAATGACCTGGGATTTGGTCCAAAAGATGAAGTGATCGCTATTGGAGTCCGTCATCGTGGCGTTGATCAGATCGAGCACCGCTGGCGCATGTTCTCCACCCAAAAATAACTGTTGGAAAATCTTTCCACACTGAACCCGGAAGAAAAATGCCTTTGAACCCGTATCCACTTCAAGCATTGCGAGTTTCTCTGTCAGGCGCACATTCGCGACCTTATCCATCTCTCCGACTAGACTCGCGCGGCCTGATTCAGTCGGATTGATGATAGCTGGAGACGTGCAGCCAACACAAATAAGCGCGATGGCCAGCCCGAAACCACAGCATCGATTCGTTTTCATCGGACGATCTTTCTTTTCGCAGTCAGCGGCTATTCCCATCCAGCCGTTGCATGTGCCAGCCACCCCAGCCCAATTGCATTATTCTCCCAGAAACAAAACTGAGCCAGCTGCGGCGCCGCTGGCGCGCATGTTGGACGCTTGCCGAAGCTCTCGGTCTGGCGCGAGAGATGATCACGAACGCGGAGCGCACCGCAGACGGGCACCGCTGCGAGTTTTGTCAACTTGATCATCGACCGGCTCCCCCCTGCTCTTTGGAAGCGGACGATTGAACAAACTTCGCACGCTGCTCCTCCTCTCGCTCCTTGCGCCGCATTTTGGCGAGAACCTCGCGCTCCACTTGCGCGTGGAGTGGACTGAGCACGTTCGGATCAGCGCTGACCGGGCTAAGTTCGTCTCGCCAATGCGGCGGCGGAGTCACATGCGCGCGCAATTGTTCAGAGATCCAGCCGAGCCGATTGCGGTCATCGCCGGCGGCGATCAATAGACATTCAAACCAATCGCGGATTTCCCCGATGATCTCCGCAGCGGCCGGATCGCCGGGAAAGACCGGGACTATAGCCGGATCATGAAGAGGTGCGGGCGGAGCTGATTGTGAGAACTTAGGTTCTCTTTGCAGTGCCTCAAAGCGAAGGAATATCTCGGCCGAAATTGGGCGCCGGCCGGTTTCAAGTTTGCCAATCCATTCCCGCGTAATCCCTAAAAGCGAACCAAGATCGTCCTGTGTGAGGGAATGACCCTCTCGCCAAGCGCG